CGGAAGACGGCGTTACTACAACAAAAGCAGAGCATGAGGCTGCGTATCAGGCTAAATTAGATGCTGATAAGGCTGAATCAGTGCGGTCTGAACGCGACCAGAAGCTAAAGAACACAGACTGGATGGGATTGTCAGATGTCACCATGAGTGAAGATTGGAAGACCTACAGACAAGCCTTGCGCGATGTGCCAGGGCAATCTGCGTTTCCTAATGACATCACTTGGCCTTCTGAACCCAGCTAGTGATAATTGGACCTGAGACTCCAACGTCTATTGTCCAAGCTACACAGCCCCAAGCACAAGAAACCATCACACTCAGGCTCTCGCCTGACTTAGTCCAAGAACTCGACCTCCCCGAAGATCAGATTGTCAAAGGGTCTGTCTCTGAAGACGGCTCGTCCATCACCATCAGCACAGAGAGCGGCACAGCAGAAATTGCTGGCAACTTTGTGTCGTCAGCCGGTGAGGACATTAACGTCCGGGTCCGCTCTGCAGAAATCCCTCAACAGCAGGAAACGCCGAAACCTGACGTTCTAACCAGGCAGTCGGAACTCGATGCTGTTTTTGAGAAAACATCTGCAAACATCGACAACAGCGCAGATGTCGAAAACCTGCTCACAAATCTAAAAAATGCGATTGAGGGTGGTGCGAATTCATTTTCTGGCGAGGTGGAGATCTTTGAAGGTTTACCACCTGTTGAAATTGAATTTGAAAAATCTGAGCCGTCTAGTTTTCTTTGGGAAGCGCCAGAGGCAAGGGAATTTGAGGAAGCAGCCGAGGGTAGCAACTCGGTAGATTTTGGCGAGGGCGAAATAAACAGTGGGGAGACTGAAGAAGTCTTATTCAGTCAAACCCTTAATTCTGATGATGATTGGACTATCAATGTCGATGCGGACATTGGGGATCAGGATCACATCTGGCTCCAGGGAAGGGTGCAGGACAACCATGGCAGATTTTCAATGTGGTTCGACAAACCTCGCACGGCTGCGTATGCGCTGGAAAATATAAGTGAGGTGCAGAAAAAACTAGAATCGTTTGGTATCACAGTTGATCACCTTGGTATTTCACCATTTCCGCGCACAGCGGTAGAAGATCCTCCGAAAAGCACATTTATGATTGAGGTTTGAAGTGAAAAAGTTAAAAGGTGTGTTGGCTAGTTTGGCCCCGACGGTTGGTCGATCTCTCGGTGGACCACTCGCTGGCATGGGCATCAAACTAATTGCTGATCGACTTGGCGTTTCAAACACAACTGATCCCGCAAAACTTGAAGAGTATATTGAGAAACACCCGGAGGTGATCCCGCAAATCCAAGAAGCAGATAACGAGTTTAGACGGACTCTCGAAGAACGTCAGATCGATTTAGAAACCTTTAAGACACAAGTCGAAGACACGCAGCATGCGCGAATGACTTTCGGAGATGATCCCACGCCTAAAGCATTTGCCATCATCGCGCTCCTTGGTTTTCTCGGATATATATTTATGGTCACGTTTGACGTTCCCGACTCTGATGTACTTCCTAATGTTATCTTAGGATACCTCGGAGGCTTAATATCTGGGATAAGCAGCTATTATTTTGGCAGTAGCAACAACAACAAGTCGTAAAATTATGAAAGAAGTTGAAACGCGGGTTACCCGACTTGAAGAACAAGTTATTACGCTATTTAAAAACTTTGAGAGCGTAGATAGGAAACTTGATCACATCGAGGCCAAGTTTGAAAAAGAATTGCGCGTGGCGATGATGGAGCGATTAGTCTGGTTAGGCGTAATTGCATTAATTAGTTACCTGGGTACATAGCATGCTGATCAAATTAGAAATCCCGCCAGGTCTGTATAAAAACGGCACCGAGTACCAGGCTGCTGGCCGGTGGACCGATGCTAATCTTGTGCGTTGGTTTGAAAACACACTCAGACCTATCGGCGGCTGGCAGACAATGTCATCAACGCAGTTTAGTGACGTGGCGCGGGGGATGCATGGTTACTTTGACAACTCAAATAACCGCCGCGTGATAGTGGGTACAACTTCTAACCTTTACGTGTACGCAGAGGGTGTAAGTCAATCTAACATAACCCCAAGTGGTATCGTTACTGGCCGAAATGATGCGGCATCACAAATAGGCTACGGTGCACAACTTTATGGGGAACATGCCTACGGCGTCGCCAGACCTGACAACGAACAGTATGACCCAGTAACTACCTGGACTATAGATAACTTCGGTGAGGATGCTGTTTGTTCAGCAACGACAGACGGCAAAATCTACATCTGGGAGAACAACCCCAGCGCGGTGGCAACTGTCCTGACTAACGCCCCAACGTCCAACCAGGGGGTGCTAGTGACAGACGAGCGGTTTGTCATGTGCCTCGGTGCAGGTGGAAATCCCAGAAAGGTCCAGTGGAGTGACCAAGAAGCTGCCACGGTGTGGACCCCGGCAAGCACCAACGCTGCCGGTTCCTTGGAAGTGGCGTCAGACGGCAAGATCAGAGCCGGTATTGTTGTGCGTGGCCAGGTTCTCGTTTTGACAGATACGAGCGCACACGCTCTCTCATACGTCGGAACGCCGTTTTATTACACCCAGGAAACAGTAGGATCTAACTGCGGAATAATCGCTGCGAAGGCGGTTGCAGTGACAGGCACGGCTGCATTCTGGATGGGGGAGAAGTCATTTTTCAGATATGACGGCGGCTACACGGTTCCGATCAAGTCTGATGTGAGTGATTTCGTATTTAATCGCCTTAATCAAAGTCAGCGTAGCAAAATTTGGGCGGTTATTAATGGCCAGTTCAACGAATGCTGGTGGTTCTATCCATCATCATCCAGCACAGAAATCGACAGCTACGTGGCCTACAACTTCGTTGATGACACCTGGACGGTTGGCTCATTGGCCAGGACCGCGGGTTTCGATGCCGGTATCTTTATCGATCCTATCTGGGCCAGTACAGACCGCTACATATATGAGCATGAAAGCGGCTTTGGTTACGACTCTGCAACGCCTTTTGCAGAGAGCGGGGCCATTGAGATCGGGACCGGAGAGCGCCTGGCAGATGTCACTGAGTTAATCCCAGACGAGAGCAACCTGGGTGATACCTCTGTGATTTTTAAAACTCGTAACTTCCCGACTGCAACGGAGACAACGTCTAGTTCCTTCACTATGGCTAACCCTACCAGTGTCCGGCTTACTGCACGGCAAGTGCGAATTCGTGTAAGCGGCGCAAGTGCCAGTGATTGGCGATATGGCAATCTGCGACTGAACGTCCAGGCGGGATCGCGGCGATGAAACTGTCCAGACCTCTACCGACTTACGATGCCAACCAAATAGCCAGCAACCAGTTTCAGCTGGAGAGCGCTGACAGGCAAAACCACAAGAAGGAACAGACCGTGGAGATCGGTAGTGCCGACCTTGTTCTAACTGCTCCGAATGGCACGCGGTACAAAGTCACCGTGGACAACAGTGGCAACCTTTCAACGAGCGCAGCCTAATGGGTGTTAAATTCAAAAAGGAAGGCGATTGGGCCGACGGCGTAGACTTTAGCACCGCATTTGATCCAACAATCCCAAGCGGTCCAAATTCTATCGCGATCCCTGCTGGTCAGACACTAGATCAATTCCTGGGAAATCCTGGGCCTCCAAGCATGGATACGCCCGGTGGAGGAATGAATGCTTACAATCCATTTCCCGCTAATACCGGATATGCAACTGACAGTGGCGTGGCTGCTTACGACATGTACGCGCAGCAGGATGCGGAAAACCAGATGGGCGGCTTTTCGCCTGTTGTTCAAAACACTGTCGCCAACGTCTTTGACAATCGAGCCAACAACAACGCAAGAGGCGGTTATACGCCTGTCGGTGAAGACATCGAAGGCCAATACGGCTTTGAAGATCTAGCAGCGCAGCCAACAGCTGATCAAATCCTCAACGACCCCAACAGGACAAATGAGCAGAAGGTCGATGAACTTTACGATCTATACCCAGGCCAAGCCCCTGGCTTAATTTTAGGCCGCGCAAATGAAGCCGAAATGACGGCACAAGGCGTATCAGACAGCTATCGGGACTTCCCGGTTGATGTGCTGACTACCATACTCCAAACGATGGGAAATCAGGGCAACCAGGACGCAATAGATATCTTGGCTCGGAGTAAGCCGATTCCTCCAAGCAATCCACCTGGGAACCAAAATGGCAACCAGACCGGCAACCAAAATCCGGGAAACGATGATCCCAGCACAAACCCCAACGTCATTATAGGTGGTAACGGTACGAATGACGGTCAAACACCAATTGACGATACTCCGAAGCCTGATGAGAACGGGCAATGCCCGGTTGGTTTCCAAAATGTAGATGGGCAGTGCGTGGCAATTATCCCGCCTGGTGACGTCGATGTCGGCGATGATGATCCCCCTCAAGAAACTTTTGTCTGCGGCGCAGGAACTCTTAGAGAGGGCGAGACAGTAACCTCGCTTGATCTTTGCAACATACCGAAAGGCGATGACCCACCGGCTTTAGTGTGCCCCGTTGGCACTTTGCGCGAGGGTGAGACAGTCACTTCCCTTGATATGTGCAATAAGCCTAAAGGTGACCCACCACCCGAAAACACATGTGAAATAGTTGGTGGCGTGCAGTACGTGCGTGACGCCAACGGTGTTTGCGTTCCCCCAGGGGGTGACCCAGGCGGCGGTCCATATGAGCCAGATGACGACCCTCCCGGCACAAACACCACAGTAGTTCCAAAAGTAACTCCAGAAATTCCAGCAGCAGGTAACAATATGGGCTTTGGCGATTTTCAATCGACATTCGAGCGAAACACAGAAGCGGACCAAGAACTGAGGCGACGCTCAATGAATCTGCTGGGCTCTGGCCCGCAAGAGTCGTTGATGCAGCGCTACAATCAAGGGTTGACGCCTTTTTCCGGTCAGCGGTTTACCGGGCTCAATCAAGATCAAATTAACGCGAATGAGATGCTGCGCGGCAATGTGAGCGCGATCCCAGGGCAGAATATATTTAATCAAGCCACAGCCGCTGCGCAAGGGCTTGCACCTATACAAGCAAACACGATCACCGGGCCTCTAATTGATCCAGAAGCGATACAAACTGGTGGCAGACAGCGGATTCAAGACATTGTTGCCCAGCAGTTCGCTGGCACTAATCTGGCACCCTACACCAACCCTTACGATCAGCAGGTCGTCGATGCGGCACTCAATGACATTGAGCGGCAACGTCAGATGGCCTTGCAGCAGAATGCGAGCCAAGCAACCCTGGCAGGGGCATACGGTGGTGATCGCGCAGCGCTGATAGATGCTGAAACCAACAGGGCGGCTCTTGATACAGCTGCGCGCACAGCGGCGAGTCTTAGGCAGCAGGGCTTCAACGATGCAGCGGCTCGGGTTGAGTCAGACGCCAATAGAGCAATGTCAGCGGCGCAATCTAATCAGGCTGCAGACCAACAGACTGTTCGCGACGCCCTGAGTGTTGCCTCCGATAACCTGCAGGCCAATATGAGCCAGCAGCGAGCGGCTGATACTGACACTCAACTGAATCAGATACGCCAATCCCAGGCGCTGCTCGATGCCTTCGGCCAGGGCAGTGACATATATCGCCAGTATTTGGGTGACTTTGTGGGCCTCGGCGACAGGCTTGATGCGCGTGACCAGAGAGAACTGGATTTTGATTTTGGCCAGTACCTGCTCGGGCAGGAATTTGACCAAGACCAGATCACGAATTTACTGAATCTTATTCAGCGTGCACCGCAAAACACCAAAATCACCGACAGCGTTGATGCTGGGGTGACGGGCGATTTAGCAGCACTCAGCAATATCTATAATATCGGAAGTGGTATCTATGATTTTGCTAGTGGTATTGGTGGCGCTACGCCCACACCAACTTCCGGTGGTGGTTTAGTTGGGAATTTGGAAAATCTTGGTATAGATACCTCAGACATGAGTTTGGGAGATGTCTTATTGGCTGGTCTTGGTCAGAGGGGATATTAAAATGGCAGAACCTATGAACCTTTTCAGTCGGATCGGTAGCACTCTAAACCGTGCTAACGAGGGTTTAGGAGGGCTTCTTGCCTCAATTGGGCGCGCGCAGGCGCCTGGTCGTAATTTGTCCGATGCGCAAGCGCGAGGTTTGTTCGGAGCGCAAGCGGCTGGGACACAAGACCAGTATTTACAAAATGTGCGAGCGGAGCAGGAATTACAGCGCCGACAAGATTTAGCGGCGCAGTTGATGGCTCCTGAGGGATTGTTAAATCAGTCTAATTTCGCTTCGGACCCACAGCGAGCAATGCTTACTGAAATGTTAAATCAGGGCGATACCATGAGCGCTCTGCAGGGACTTAGTGGTTTGGAAACGGCTTACAATTCCAAGCAAGCTATGCTCCAAGCGGCAAGCCAGATGGGCCTAGACCCTGGCACCTTGGCGATGCTGGGTAGTATGGACGCCGAGTCCATTCAGACTTATCTGGCTGCAGAGCGTGATCGGTCAATAACGCAGGGTAGAACAACCTTTGACCAAGCTGACTCGCTGCGGGATGAATTCACGGCCCAAAGCGAAGGATTTGAGGAGCGCGAGGACAAGTTTGCGCAGATCAAGAAGTTCAGCGAAGAGCCGTCAGCAGCGGGTGACATTGCAATGATCTTCGCTTACATGAAACTGCTTGATCCTAACAGCGTTGTTAGGGAGAGCGAATATGCCACAGCAGCTGCAGCAGGCCCGTTGGTCGATACGCGAACCAGGGGCTTATACAACCAACTGATAAGCGGTGAGAGGCTGCTACCCTCGCAACGTGCAGACTTTATGAGGAGGTCAGCTGACCTTTACAGGACAGCGCTAGACGGGCAAAGCAGACGTATTGAGCGGTCCACAGACCTCGCTAGCAATTACGATTTGCAATTCGATAGGGACGTTCTCCCAGGCGTTGGGCCGCGTTTTAGCGCGGAAGACTTAGATTCTATAGATTATCGTGCGATTGCCTCTAGGACTAGTACAGATGACCCAACGATGAGCGCAGAAATTGGTCAGAGGGTATTTAACATTAATGCGCAACTGGCAGGCGAAGCAGCGCTTATTCTGGATGGAACCGATCCGCGAGACATTAGTGATTTGGGTTTGACGGAAACCGAAGCGAACAATTTGATTGATCTCGTTGCCGATGCAGCAGTCGCAGCCGGAATTGATTTAGGAGAGTAGCGATGGCACCGCAAACTAACGTAGCAAAACTGGCGCGTTACGCACAAATGACGGGAACTCAGCAGGGCAATGACCCTGGGTTTGAGTTCAGTACCATGATTAGCAATATGGGCCCGTCACTGCGTAAGAATATTGGCGATTTTGTCAGTGCAGTCACTAACCCTATCGATACAGTGACTGCCATGGGTAAGACCGCCGGTGGATATATGGGCAAGGCCGGTATCCCAATGTTAGAAAATTACACCCCATACGCTGATGCGATGAATGACTTTTTCAGGCAGCGCTATGGCAGCACTGACGCATTCCTAAATACCGTCGAAACCGATCCGGTAGGGGCTCTTGCTGACCTATCGACTATTTTCACTGGCGTAGGCGGTGCGGGAAGGGCAGTCACCAGCACTGGGGGCACCGCAAACCGTGTTGCCTCGCAGATTTCTCGCGTGGGCAATGCTATTGATCCAGTAAACCAATCATTTAACCTGGCGCAAGCACCCTTGGGAGCGCTTATTTCAGAAGGTACCCCACAAAACATGTATGCCTCTGGGGTAAAGCCCTCCAGCACCCTCACTGCTAGTGAGCGGGCTAACGTTCTGCAAACTGGTTTAGATGAAGGAATAATGCCAACTCCAGCAGGTGTTAGGAAATTAGATGATCTAATTTCAGGATTTGGCCGACGAGTTGATCAACTCATTGCAAAATCAGAATCAGAGGGAAGGGCTGTTGATGCCCTGGTGCTTTTTGATGACCTAGCTGACTTGGAGAACACGATATCGACAGAGCCACGTCTAAATAGAGCGAATGAGTTAGAGGCCATCGCTAAAATTCGCAGTGAGGTGGCTGATTCGATTTATCGTACAGATGATATTGATGCGAACACGCCCCCTAAATTGATGACCGCTAGAGAACTGCAAGACCTCAAAAGACAAGCCTATGCTGCAGCAGACTACGGTTTCAAAGCCCTAGAAAACCCCATGAGCAATCAAGCCAGACAGGCTGTCGGCCGAGGTGCACGCCGGGGTGTAGAAAGAGCAGTTGATAACCCGGAACTGACAGCACTTAATCAAAGGCTTGGCAGTTTACTAGAGGCGCGACCTCAAATTGAGCGCGCATCTGGTGTCACTCAAAATCGTAATTTCATCAACCTGCCAGGCTTGCTTGGTGCAAGTGCTGGCTATGGCGCAGCGGGTGACCCGTTCGCTGCGGCAGCGCTTGGCACGATGGGAAGCCTGGCTGGTCGTATACCCCAGGCAAAGATGGGTATCGGACTAAATAGGATGCGCCAGATACCACGAAGACCTATGCAGTCTTTTGGTGGACAGTTTCCTGCACCGTTCCGAGATACAGGAAGAGGTCTTATGTATAGTGGTAGAGCGCAAGAGGGTATGCGCAATCGTGGCCTAATGGGCCGCTAATACTGTATCCTCTGCACCGGTTTCTGCACCGGTTTTGTCGTCTGTCAGCGACTTTTGCTGTCTGCGAGTGTCTGACAAGTGTAAGTAAAACAAACACTTATATCAGGCACTCATGGACAGTAAAGTACAATCTAGGGTTTCGAAACCCCTAGGGGACGCCATACATTTCCGAATGGAAACAATGGCTTACGTGTTTTTGAGTAATGCTTGCACCGGTTTTGCACCGGTTTCTTGTTTCACCCGACCACACGTAGGCCATGATTTGGCACCGCAATACCTTCCAAATGTGATCGATCTTTCTTACCGCTGTACCCTCTTATGAAGTGCGCGTAGGTGCTCTGGAAAACGCCTACACCGTGCCCTAATTCCATAGCGCACTCCGCGTGACTATTGTTCTGACTAATCAACTCAGAGGCTCTGGTGTGCCTAAAACAGTACATATCGCGTGGTTGGAACTTTTGACGTTGCAGGGCAATGTTTTTGTCCGCGTGTAATTGCTTATGTAGCTTGTAAAGCGGCGTTCTGTCTTTCACAGGATTGCCGTCTTTATTTACGAATAAGAAGTCCCCGTATTCAAGATTTTTGCAATATGCAGCAATGTGCGGCCTCGCCCATGTCGGTATGTAAACGTGACGATTTTGCAAAGTTTTTGTTGTATCGATCCCCTTGGCCTTAACTTGTCGATAGACGTACAAATCTTCCCCGCCCTCGATCAGACAATCAGTGCTGAGTCCCAATATTTCACCCGTCCGCAAACCGCAAGCAAATCCAATCACAGCCATTAAGTGAAAGTCACCAGGTCTGTTAAAGGTATAGCGTGGCGCAGCAGCCAAAAGGATACGACGCTCTGGTTCCTCATATTTATCCACAGGCAACTTACTTGTCTTTGCGATTTTTATGTCTGACGCTGGGTTCGGCCAGATTGCGTGTTCCTGAAAAACACCGCGCAGAACGATAACCCGATTTGTCTGCTCACTGCGAGAGTAGCTGCTGCCGTCTGGTTTTTCCCAATTGCTGATTATTTCTTTTACTTCAGCTTGGTGGATTGATCCTAACAATCTGCCCTCAAAGTGGGGCAACCAGATGGTGCGAAGCATCCTGGTGGTTTTATCGATTTCAACTGTAAATCGTTGGGCATGCAGATAACGCTCCACGGCAACTTCAAAACGCATGGTGTAAAAATCATTGCCATGATGCCCCGTTTCGCTCTCTGCGATTCGGACCTCTCTCAGCTTCTTTGCTGCTTCAATATGCCTTGCATTGTTTGGTGAGTACGTGCTGGGCAAGACTTCTTCATTGTTTTGCCCCCATCTGATAACGATTCTATTTCGTTGTTGCCAGACTCCTGTTGCAAGTTTCCTGACGATTCGTTCAGCCATTGGTTTACCTCCCTCAAGTTCACCATTGTTTGACGCCCAATTACTTTGTAATGCTTACCATGTTGCCAGTGACGCTTTCTCCAACCCTCCAAAACGCCATCAGTAATACCTAGATCGGCACAGAATTTCTTTCCTGATACAAATTCCAACTCCATCAGAATTCATCCGACAGCAGATCATCCACGCTAAACTCCTTCGCAGGTGCGGCGGCTTGCTGCGGCGCTTCGCCAGGCAGCGGCTTATCGTGCTGCTTACCTTTTGGCGGCTTGTTCATTATCGGCCCACGGTTCCCCGTGATGTATGTGTTACCGTTGGAGTCCTTACGGATCTTCAGCCCAAAAAAATGGTAGTACCCGTCAAATTTACCGTGACCCTTAAAGTCATCGTGCCATTCTTCAGTCTTCTCTTTGTTCTTCCAGACAGTAAATCGCTCCGAATCGTCAAATTCCTTTTGCATGATTTCTCCTTTTTTCTACGTGTTCATTAACTTCCTCTAAAAACTTCACCGTCTCTGCCAGTAATGCCTCTATTTTTTCTTCGTTGCGGGGGAAGGGGATAACGAAAGTTTGGAACCCTTCCTCCACTCTGGGATCGTGCTGGACGAAGTCACAGCGGGTGGCTCCTGTACACGCCATCTGGCAATGCATCTGCCACTGGTATTCGTCTTTAATAAACTTTTTCCAACGTTCATCGTCTTTTGGCACCTCTTCAAGTTCCAATCTAATCAATTCTGGCTGTGAGGAAATTGAATAGGGACATTTAATTTCGATTAATCGCCCAGGATCGCTCGCCCAAATTCCATCAGGTGAGGCGCATAGATTTTTAATTGCTGGATGATCAATGGCCGCTGGCTCTATGATTAATTCACCCGTGATCCACTCATAGGCATCCCGTGCAATCGGCTCATATTTAGTGCCGTGTGCCATAGCCTCCCTTACAGAAACGGGGAAGGTCTTTTCTTCGCCAATTCCCAAGACCTCATTAATCTTGGTCGTAAGGTACTCTTCACGCGTTTTCAGGTATTTACCGGCACGACCTGGCATGACCTTGTGGACCTCACTTGCAGTAACCTTGCCGCGTCGGTGGGCAAACCACTCCTCGCTACGCTGCTGCATTGAGGCCGTCCGCTAGCTTATGCTTCACCGCATTTGCGCGGTCCTTATATTTTTGGGGCAATTCCTTAATTCGCTTCGTGCGGACTTTTTTTGACCAGTTGGCCGTCAGGTCTTTATAGGTCTGGCTGCTGTTTAATTCGGTTATGAGTTCAGCCAGGATGATTTCGTAATCCGGGTTAGCTGGCTCGACATAGCGCTCCAGTGCACCGTCTGTGTCGTCCGGGTCTTCCGTAATAATCATGTTCGATAGAATCAGCAGGTTATATCTGCGCAGGTAGGTCTGCGCCGCGCCGACTCTTTGGCTGTCGGTTGGGTCAAAAAGTTGCTGACTGCCAGTTGTTTGCTCTGTTTCATCATCAACGGTTAAGGCTGTCGAAATCCGATAATTAGTGTGCAGGTACTCGCCGGTGACTTCGTTGAAGATATCATCTGTACGTTGCGCGTGTCGCACAGAGACTTCTGGATAGTTCTTTTTCAGGTGTTTCTGGATCTGCTCCAGTGACACATATTTGCTTCTTTGCCCATCAGCTGCTGGTTTAAGTTCATCTCTAGCTAATGCCTTCAAAACGTCCTCTAAGTTTCTTGATCCTTTCTTGCTCATGTTTCCTCCTTGAATATCTGCGTTTGGCCCTCGTGCAGCAACGAGTCCGCTAATCTATCCAGTTGCGGTTCCGTGGCGATCCACTCCGCTCCTGCCCAAAGGTAGAAGATAAGTATAAAAAGTATCGCTTTATATGTCTTGTTAGTAACTTGTGTATACATATTGTATATGTGTCGGGCAAATTTTTTTTAGATGTCTTTCATAGATCCGATAACCACGCCTAGCACTGTCATGTCCTTTTTGATCTTCACGAACTTCACCGGCCAGTCAGGGTTTTGATTTTCGTACACCCCATCGCCCAGGTATCTGGCGTAGCCAATCTGCCCTGACTGCTTGAAGCACACCATCTTGCCTGTACTGGCATCTAGGTCGCGATCAACCACGGCTGTTGACCCTCCAGCCAATTCTGGCGCGTTCGCTTCAGATGAAACGCTGTACGCCCAGGTATTGTCGCTATGTTTTCCGGGCCAAAAAATCTTTCTTAAATTTTTGCCGTTTGTCTCGATTGCTTCTTCCACATCCACACCTACTGCATAGTACACGTCGCCGGCAAGACCATTTACTTCAGCGGTGGCATCATCGAGTAATGCGTCTGCTTCAGCTGCTAATCTTGGTGACCACTCCGCAAGCTGCACTCCCATCAGCTTGCTAAATTGAAGTCCGCGCTTCAGGCTTATTGGATTTCTGCCATTCACCATGTGACTGATTTGCGACCTGTCGGTCTGCATTTGTTCAGCCAATTGCGTGTAAGTGAGTGGCTGATGCTTAATCCAAGCTTTCAGCACGTTGTGTTCCGATTGCCCCATCTTGGTGCCTGCGTGTAATATAGGCAGCGAGTATATCTGATATATCGCTGTAAATATATAATCGGTACACTAAGGCAAATCTTAACAAAATTATCTGACAGGTAAATCGACCAGATCGGTATGTTGTTACTCTATAACAGTCACAACAGAAGGAAAATCCGACATAGGCGGAATTAGATACAAATTGTATGTATTCCTATCTAGAATATCTTAAAGCAGAGTGGCTGAAATATAAGAACGTTCACAAAACGTCGCAAACTGCTGTCTCTGAAAAATTAGGATGGGCGCCAGCGACGCTCGGCCTTTATCTGTCAGGCCGACGGAAAATCAAAAATGAACACGCAGTTCAACTCGCTAATTTATTTAATGTCCAAGTAAGCAAACTGGTTCCTGATCTTGAACTTTCGGTGGTGCGCGACGTGAATATTGTTGCGACAGCCAGCGGTAATGCACCTCTCCACGATACGAAGAAATTGCAGCTTCCGAAGGGAAGCATAGGTATTTTCTGCGATATTCCGATAATGATCGACGGCGCTGCGTTGGCAGTACCAAAAGGCGTTACTCTAATTGTCACTGAGCATACTGAGGATTCTTGGGATGATCGATGGCCGCCCATGGAACCCAAATATTGGGTTGTCCAAAGTAAAAAGAAAGTAAAAATGATCATGTCAGCTACTCGCCCTAGGCGCAGGCAGGGCGAAACCGTGTACCATTTGCACCAGGCATTATTTATTTGAAAAGCGTTTAAGAGAAAGGATCAAGCGATGCCCTGCAGATTTCCATTTGACCAATAAAGATACAGACTGTATGTTTAGCAAATGAGCGACAAAATTTTTAAAACAAATCTGCGCAAAGTTTGCCGTAAACACAAGATCAAAGCGGCTGACATCGTTGCCGCGACAGGGCTGACGGACTCGCAAGTTGGAGAAATTTATAACCCAAACAGCCGAACGCAAGTTTCTTTAAACCACGCTTACACCATCATCCGGTTTCTGCGCGAACGGACATCCTCTATGGTTAACATAGATTATTTGATGGATGATGAGCATTTTAGAGTTTACAGCGAATATAACGACAAAATGCTTGTCCACTTCAAAGAGCGCAGAGAGGCACTAAATTACTACACCATAAACCTGCAGAGGCTGCAGGCCGAGCAGGATGATTTTCTTGAATACCTGTCGGACATCCGTGATGGCTTAGAAGTTTAAAAAAATTTGCTCAAGCAAAGTATAAAGAGTATCTTTTCTGTGTATCTTATATCGCAAAGGAATTGCAATGGATCGCAAGTACCCAGACAGCTTCATCAAGCCAGAATCACTAGAAGAGTGGTTAAGGGCGAACAGCCGCACGCACGAGGAAGCGGCTGATCATTTCGGCTTTCAAAAGATAACTATTACAAAATATGCCTCGCACCCCACCCGCGATATCGGCGTCTGGGGCCACAAGGTTTGCGAAACTGAGGAACTAGAAGTTCTGAGTTTGCACGTCAATGGTCGCATGGTCGATTTCCCGCACCCGCTAAAAATCATTGTTACAAAAGAGTTAAAGCCACGCGGGAAGATGGAGCGTGTTTAACGCCGAGCATATAGCGCAGATCATTGGTGGGCGCAGAATCGGCGAGGGCAGGTATCGCGGGAAATGCCCTGTGCACGGCAAAGAACATTTCTACGTGACTGATGGTGAGCAGGGCACGATGATGTATTGCCATGCAGGCGCAACGTTCTCTGAACTTTGTGAGTCTCTGGGTATCAAGCCCACTGACTGCTTCCCAGGCAAATACACGCCGCCTCCTTACGACCCAAGTAACGACATGACCACTTTGACGTTGGCCGTTGCTGATCTGAAGAAAGGGAAAAGTCTAAGCGCGTCCGATATAGATTTTGTAAAGAAAGCAAAACGCAGACTCAAAGAAAACAACAATTGGAGAAACGCAGTTGAGTTTGCAAAAAGTTGTTGAACTAGGCGATCCCATCGCCGTGGCTTTTTATTCTTTCCTCAGTTTGCTTCCTGACGGTCAAGCAGTGAATGCGAAAGAAGTAATGAGCAAATTCAGCATAGGACGCAATCGATTTTATCGTGCTAGAAAGTTGCTGTTGGCACACGAATTGATAGCGGAGGAAAAGCTGCATGATGAAAGTGGAAAACATGCTGGGGTGCGTTACAGCGTTCCATGTGAAACCACTCGCCGTGATGCTGAAAACGACAACGCGGAAGACTTGGCACGTTCTATGCAATTATATAATTATTATAATAATACTGAACATGTAATACATGATCATGTAATACATGATCATAATAATATTAATAATAATAAAAACACCTCACCGCTAGTTCAAAAATATCCATACGGCTTTGAGCAAGTCTGGACCACCTTCGATGAAACTCTTGGAAGCAAGGGATCGAAGGCAGAAGCCTTCAAAGAATTTAAAAAATTAAAACTAACCGACGCTAACGTGGACCAGCTGTGCACGATGATTCTGTCCGAGGTAACCCGCAAGCGAACTGACCGGGAAGCGGGGCAGTGGGTTCCCAACTTTCCGCACGTTTGCCGCGTGTTAAAACGACGAGAGTGGGAGACTTGGGCAGAATCATCACCCTCTGCAACGTCAAGTAACGAGGTGTACCTGTGATCCCCATCGATAGAATTTCTGTGAGTGAATTTGATCAAAAAACGTTGGATGGTGTGTTGGCTGAAAAAACACAGCACCGGGTGCAGTGGCTTGATCGGCACGCAGATAAAATTCTAACTGAGAACACAGAGAACTCAGCACTAATCGGAACTAACCTGCCTTGGGAGAAGTGTGCTGGAAAAGTTGTTCTGCAGGAGGGCTCTGTCTCAACTTGGATAGGAATCGACGGACATAAAAAATCGAGCGTTTTAAATCAGATCGCTGTGTTTGCTGCCAGGGAGCAAGTAGTCGGCATTGCGAGTTTTGAAATGGACGTGAGGGCACTTGGCCAACTGATGGTGAAACAAGCCTACGGCGCCACTGAGCCAAGCCGCGACCTTGTGCAACGTTTCCTTGAATGGTCAAAAGATCGGGTGCTGTGCTATGACCACGTCGGCACAGTAAAACCGATTGAGGTCTACGCCTTGATCGTCAAAATGGCGCGCGACTACGGCGCGAAATTTATAGTGATCGACTGCCTGCAGATGATCTCGGGAGTGTGTGGAGACAACGAGCAGGAGCGCGCCCTGATGTCGATGCTGGTGCAGTTGGCTAAGGGCTTCAACATTCACATCGCGCTCGTGCACCACGCCAGGAAGCCAGAGAAGGGTGGTGACGAGTACATGCCTACACGTTTCGATGCCCTAGGCTCCACGTCGATTTCTCAACTCAGCAGCATCCTGGCTATCGTCTGGTCTGATAAGAAAAAACAACGCCTGCTGGACCAGCACGAACTTGGCGTGGAGTTGACGCCAGAGGACGAGGAGTATCTGCAAAGACCGGATACTAGGATCACAATTGCTAAGAATCGGCACATCCCTTTCGAGGGCGTGATCGCGCTGTGGCAGCACCCGTCGAGGCAGTTTATCCCCTCGCCGAGTAAAGACCGGATGCACTTTGACTAATGGAAGGACAGCACTGGCAGATTTCTAAGACCCAACAGCTGCCGTCGCTGCATCGCGCGATTGAGAAAGCGCTTGATGAAAACGGCACCCTGGTAGTGCAGATCTGGGATGGCAGGAAGCGAAGCGACGGGCAGAACAAGCTGCAGCACGCGATGTATCGTGAGATAGGCAAGCAGCTATACGGCGGCGATTGGAGGTTAGCGAAGCGGGAATGCAAGCTGACCATTGGGGTGCCCATCCTGCGCCAGGAGTCAGAGCAGTTCAAGGATCTTTACGACAAGGTTATTGGCACTGGAAAGAACGCCAAGATTGATCACCAAACAAAACTGGAATTCATGGAAGTGTTGGACGTGAGCAGTGCCCTAAGTGTCTCCGGTGCAAACGAGTACATCGAAGGCATATACAGCACATATGCGGAGAAATTTAGCTGGTCCGATTTTGTTTCGCGCAGCAAGAAGGAACTTACACGGCAATGAAATTGACAGTAGAAATTGAGGATTCAGAGATCGAGGAGTTGCGCGATCTGATCGAATCATGGATTGAGCGAATCGAAGATGCCCTCGAAAAAGCGCAGTACGAAGACCACAGCAAAGATCATTGATGATTGCGCTGTGCTCATGCAGAAGCTAGTCAGGCTGAAGGCTGCTGACCACAACGGTTTCTGCAAATGCGTGACCTGCGGCAAGGTGAAGCACTGGTCAGAAATGCAGGGAGCCCACTTTATTGAGCGTGGGAAACTCGGCACAAAAATCATGGAAGAGAACATCCATCCGAGTTGCCAGTGGTGCAACATGATTGGCGACAAGCACGTCAGGTGGGTGAAGGAGGCATACAGTATGTTTATGCGCGACATGTACGGCGAAGAGTTTGTGAAGGAAATGCTGGACCAGAGCAAGCAGGTCAAGAAGTATGGCAAGCAGGAGGCGCTGGACATGCTTGCGGACCTGAAAGCCAGGGTCAAGGAGCAGGAAGAGCAACTGAACTCGCTGCGGCCGACCAATGAAGAAAACTACTAAAGAAAAAATTGATGACCTGTTGGACATCTGGATCGACACTGCGCGCCAGGTCGAGGTTGGTTGGCCAGCTGCATCAATGCTCAGCAAGTTCATCGAGTATCGTGGCAGCTTTCAAGACAGCCACAAACCTGCAGGTTTAGAAATTTATGTCGAGAGGCAACAGACCAGGCACGCGAAGTTTGCAGACATTGACTTGGCGCTGTCGGAACTCGATGAAGAAAAGGCTATGTCGATATTGGGTAAGCGGTACTACCAGGGCTTAACTGAACGCGGCAAAGCCTACACAAACAAGGACCGGGCAATTAAAGTCGGCCAAGGTTTAAAACAGTTTGAGAACAACTGTTCAGCGGCCTACAGGCAGCTAGCAAAGACTTTGGATCTGCTCGAAAAAAGATCAAAATACACTACATATTCTTAGTGTTTGCGATTACAGTTTTGGTAACGTGGACCTCTGCCGTCCTATTTGTGGGCAATCCCTCTGGCACGTCCACGGCCTCTCAGAACTCTCCGACTATGCAAAAAATTATCGAACTCCTGAAACGCCAGGAAGGTTTGCGGCTGCATCCCTATCCTGATGGCGAAGACCTATCGATAGGCTATGGACGCAATCTGTCGTCTGTGGGCATAACCGAAGAAGAGGCAGAGCAGCTGCTGTTCAACGACCTTGAGAGAGTGCTGGCAGAAGTTCGTGACCGATATGAATACTTCGATGGGCTGTCTGAAAACCGGCAAGTAGCGGTGCTGTCACTAGCTTACAACCTGGGTGCAACACGCCATGCGTTATTTCTTAACCACCATGCGAAGATGGCTGCAGAGTTATACACCGAGGCTGCGCAAGAAATTTTTCCAAATAGCCGCTACGCGCAGCAAGTTCCTAATCGTGCACGAGAACTCGCGGAGATCATTGCCAGTGACACCTTGGAATTATGAAGCGTACTGTGAGCGTGTCGTAGACGGCGACAGCATAAAATTCGTAGTGGACCTCGGCTTTGCAGTGAGCAAGCGCGTCGATTGCAGATTGTTCGGAATCGACACGCCAGAGATGCGCGGTGGTACAGACACAACTAAGGCGGCTGCAAAGTTGGCCAAAGCGCGCGTTGAAGAAATCGTGCCCCCAGGTGCAAAAGTATTTTTGCGCTCATTAGAGCTCGATAAGTACGGGCGCAGCCTGGCAGTTGTTATCACTGGCGACGGTGACGTGGTGAACGACATTCTAATTGATGAGCGGCTTGCGGTTCGCTACGACGGCGACAACAAAGACCAGATAGCCGAGGACCACGCCAAGAATTTAAGCTGGCTACAGGCCCAAGGTAAAATCTGATGGCAATTCCTGCAGCCCTGGCGGCGCAACTCACGCCTGAACAATTAGCAGCACTAGAACGTGCCACCGGCCCTGGTGCGTTTGGTCAATATCCGCAACGTATTCCCCAGCAAATGCTGCCTTACAGGCCCAGCGTGACGGATCGCGTCGACATGGGTGCATCCGACTTGTTTGGCAACGACCAGGCTGGTCGCAGACGCCAAGGCATGGTCAACAGGTATGTGCAGAATCTTACGCCGTTGCCAGCTGCAGATGTGTTTGGTCGAGCGGTTCAACAGTACAACTCGGGCGACTATCTAGGCAGCGCAATAAACACGGGTTTAGGCGCGATGAGCGTTATCCCCATCGGGAAAGGCCCAGCAAAGGCAGCGCAGCGAATCGCAAGAGATCGTGCGGATATGGGCGTCTCACGCAGTAGGGACCGGATCGGGACTACTGGCCAATACATTGGAGCGCCGCAGGGCGTTAATACACCGCAGAAACTGCGCGCAAACCGCGATGCATATATGGATTTGGTTCGTGAGGGCGATGCGGGAAGGAACTGGTATCAAGACTCAAGCGAGTTCATATCTAGGGTAACGCCTGATGATGAGCGGGCCCAACAGATTGCGAACATAACAGGGATCACCAGCGCTGGAACAGGCGTTGATCCAAACCTTGGCTTTACAATCAAGGGTGTGAATCAAAGCGCTGCAGGCATGCCAGTGCGTACCGGGCGGTTCCCGAACAATCAGTCAGCGCTGATAGAGCAGACGCTCGCCGGCCAAAATCCTCCACTAGGTCCGAAGCGTGAGCCTTTCGCTCAGAATCTGGCGGTAAACTTTCGTCCTGACCTTGCGCGATTCCCCGTGCACGATATATGGCAAGGCCGCGCGTTTGGCTACCAGGGCAAGAAGGGTAAGCCGTTTGATGAGGGTTTTAGCCCCCAGCAACACGCCTTCTTAGATCGAGAAACCGACGCAATCATTGATAGGTTTGCAAAAGAGGGCGAGCAATATGACCCGTTAAGTGTCCAAGCTGCCGCGTGGACAGGAGCCAAAATTCGCAGCGGCGAACTTGACCCCAGCGATGCTGCGAAACATTACGGCGATTTCGCAGAAAAATATGAAGCGGCAGGCACGTTCGAGCAAATACCTGGAGCGGGAACGGGCATGCTGGAAGGCATTGTTGATGCGCCATTTGGGCAGCGGCAAGATTACTCAAACCGTGTAAGTTGGAATGACGGTAGAGGCCGAGACAGTCTATACAGCGCCGCAGGGCTAATGACAGAGCCCAGCCGCGACGCTATGGGCGCCTTTACGCCAGCGAGCGGTATCACCGAATTCAACCCGGCAACGGTAGCCAGGCCGCTGACGCAGACAAATAATCAACTGCTTCAGGCTGATCGACAGATCTTAAATGTTACTGAGGCTGCCCGGGCGTTTGTAGATGCGCAAAATGCTGGCGCTTATCACCGCGTGATACCAAGCGGCCAAACTAAGGCTGGAGAAAGAACAAGTCTAGAAATAGACCTGCAGCGTCCTGTGAGCCAGCGTGAACTTGATAAACTTAATTCTATTGCCCAGAGCCAAGGGTATTTTGCTGTGGATTACGGCAACGGTGTGCGCTTTATCAATGACGCATTTGAGTCGCCGATAGGCATCCAGCGCGCAGAAACAATGGGCAAGACACCCAGGTTTGGCACAGATGAACTGAAACAACTACAGCCACAGATACTTGAGGTTGTTGGAGACGCTAATATCAACCGCGTGAAGATAGATAGCGGCTACCTAGATTACGAAAGTGCGCTAGCCAAAATTAACGCAGGATCAGGAATGGCAACACAGCAGTTCCTTGATTACCTTAGCGAAAACGCCACCGTTGCAAGAAACATTGAGCCGAGGTTACGAGCGAAGGCAGCGGAAAATCTTCAACGAGACGCTAACTTTTCTACCCAAACGGGTATGTCGTTACGTGAAGATATCCAGAATGCTCGCAGAATACTTGCGGATACAGGTATTGAGGGGCTCAGGGACGCTCTGGCGAAGGGGGCTCTGCTTCCTGCAGCCGTTGGTGCCGTGCTTCTCGGTACTGACTCAGGATCGTCAGGTTCGGTGGGGGCGGGTCCGGTATAGGATTGCGGGGCGGTGCGTGTCGAATCCACTTATCGATCCAGCCGACCAAAATATTTCTATCTGATTCCACATTTACCTCTTTAGCATTACGCAGCAAGTAAGGTGATAAATCGCGAATGGCGAATTCTACAGAGACCGACAAGCAGAAGAAAGGTATTGGTTCAAATACGCTCCGACCAGTTGCGAGCCAGAGAGTTGCATCAAATTAGTCCTGACAATGGTTGATTTCGATTAGTTTGCTACGCGCCTCGTAGTGTCCTGCACACCCTGCAGTTTCAGCGTTCATTTGCGACGCTACTCTTTGCGCGTGAGCTAAGCTTTTTAAGCCCATGGTAGTTTCGCACGGGCGAGCTGGAAAATCCTTGTTGGGCGCGATGAAAGCGACGTAGTAAGTGTAATTATCCATTTTGATACCTCAACTACCCTTGAATGGTTGTTAGATTAACATGAAGTTGCGCTAACGCGCTGTGTACGCCCTTTGAATCCTGGGCTATGTATGCCTCCAGGGCACGTTTTGCCGCGCGCTTTGCCTTGGCTCGGACCTGGTCATCGTGTGGATAAGCGGCAATCGCCCGATACGCCTGATTTATCTGATCTTTCGCGTCTTCCATCGAATCGCTCCCTCTGTGACTGTTTGTATACGGTAAGTATATAGTACATATATCGCCATATACAAACTATACTTTAGGAATGGATGAGGACAAGCGCAAAGAGTTAGTTCGGGAGCAGGCAGCGCTGTCAGGCGGCTGGGTGTCGTTCCCATTCGACGCCAGGTGCAGCCGGTGTGGTTATGACTTCCTAGGGCACCCGAACAAAGAATCAATTATTAGCGGCTGTCCTCAATGCAACCGTAGTTTCTGCGAGTGAGAGCCTATTACAACGAATTTGAGCCCTTTGCGGCGCATTGGCTGCGCGAATTGATACGTGAGGGGCTTATACCAGAAGGGGACGTGGACGAACGCTCAATCACGGACGTGGAGCCTACGGACCTCAAAGATTACACACAGTGCCATTTTTTCGCAGGGATTGGGGGATGGGCATATGCAACTCGACTTGCTCGATGGCCTGACTCCAGACCCATCTGGACCGGATCGCCGCCCTGTCAGCCTTTCAGCGCAGCTGGGAAGCGGCTCGGAACAGAAGACGAGCGACACCTCTGGCCTGTCTGGTTCGACCTCGTGCGGGAGTGCAGACCTCCAACAATTTTTGGTGAGCAGGTTAGCGCAGCGATTAGGCACGGGTGGCTCGACCAACTCCAAGAAGACTTGGAAGCAAGTGACTACGCCGTCGGGTCGGTCATTGTCCCGGCTTCAGGTGTCGGCGCCCTGCACAAGCGAGACCGGCTATGGTTCGTGGCCTACTGCCGCAGCAACGGATCACAAGGGTGGTTATCAAGGCGGCAGGATCAGGAACGGGAAGTGGAGCGTGGACAGGCTCGATGTGGCAGCGCAGCTGACCGCTTGGCTGACTCCGACGACCTCCGATATGAACGGAGTGAGGAAACTGGATGGCAAGCGGAGCGGCGGTCTGAACACACAAGTGCAAGCGAACACGTTGTGGGGAACTCCAGTGTCAAATCCAGCGAACGGTTCACCGGAAGCCTTCCTCGAGAGAAAACGAAAAGCGGTAGCGAAGGGCTCAAAAATGGGAATTTGTTTGAGCGACATTCAGATGCAAGCGAAAACGGTGCCGTGGCCGACAGTGACAACTCAGGACAACGCTCAGATGGCGGGCCAGCACAGCAAGACCAATGGGACAACACTTGGGGGCGCTGTCAGGCAGTGCAATGCAAAGACGGAAAAGTCCGCGCCATCCCAACTGAACCCGCGCTTTTCCCTTTGGCTGATGGGATACCCAATCGAGTGGGCATTCTCAGGGGAGCGGGTAACGCCATTGTCCCGCAGGTCGCGGCAGAAATCTTGAAGATATTCACATGAAACCACGTAAAGGCAAGGCAAAGGTCAAGGTGACCGCGTCGGGCAAAAAGGTCTCATACGGCCAGGCGGGCAAGGCCAAAGACGGTGGACCTCGCGTGCGCCCAGGAACAGCTAAGGGCGATTCCTACTGCGCCAGGAGCGCAGGGCAGATGAAGGCGAGCCCGAAGGCCGCCAAGAATCCTAACAGCCCGCTACGGCTGTCTCGGAAACGATGGAAGTGTAAGGGGACGAAGAGTGCCACGTAAGAAAGGCTTGTACGCCAACATTCAAGCGAAGCGAAAGCGCATCAAGGCCGGTAGCGGCGAGAAGATGCGTAAGCCAGGGAGCAAGGGCGCTCCAACGTCTAAACAGTTCAAGGCCGCGGCTAAGACCGCGAAGGGGAAGAAGAAGTGAAGGGTAAGCATTCCAGAGCTGGGCTACACGGCGGCAAAAGGTCAGGCATGCCATATGGCAAGAAGGCGGCTAAGAAGACAGCTAAGAGGACTCCTAAGCGCAAATAGAACCATAAGCAAGGAACGCTATGGATTATGTTGAGATAAAGCTAGACCTGTCAGAGATGATGGACGCGATTACCGCTGGGGCATTCAGGAACATTGAGTGCATCCGCAACAACGCGACGGTGATATATGGCCAGGACGAGTCAATGACCTGGGACCATAACATCGAGGGTGCTATGGGCGAGAAGGCGGTGGCCAAGTACCTGGATAGATACTGGCAGGGCAAGGGCCAGATGCGCGGCGACGACGTGTCCATCTATCAGGTCAGGGCATCAACTCATGACAACGCACACCTGGTACTCCATGAGCGTGACGCTAACGATAAGTGGTTCTTCCTGGTGACAGGCCGCTGCGGCGACTACAGGGTCCACGGTGGGATCATGGCCAGAGACGGGAAGCGGCAAGAGTTCTACCACGATAAGTTCCAGAAGGGCAGACCAGCATACTGGGTGCCGCAAAGCAGTTTATCCCATGAGTACCCAAACGCCCGAGGATATTGCGGCGAGTGTGGTGCCTTCATAACCACTTAGGAGTTAGAACCCTATGACAACCCTGAAAGCAGCGCTTGAAGCGAAGATAGCTAAAGAACGCACAATGCAGCGTTACATAGACATTGAGTCAGAGATCAGCAAAGCGATTATTAGCAGTGCGGCTAACGCGGCAAACGAAGACGGAAATGCGGCGATGAAGCACTCTCAATCTGTACTAAATCTAAGTAACGCTCTAAGTACACTTAGAAGGGATGTATTTGAATAATCAAAGCCATAATCTTTGGAATCATCCTAAGCACTGTAGTGGTGTGTCACACGCTGTAGGTAGAGGCAGTGCAGCATTAAGCATTGCACAGTTCAGCATTCAGCAAGTACTACTGGGGGAGGATATTTCTCTGTAACAGAGAATCTGATCCCCGAAACGCGCGCGCGACGATAGCGCCAGGGCATGCCCGAATCAAGGCATTTCCAGGGTCGCGAACCACAAGATATAGGGGTCAGTTGTCAAACTCAGGGCCAGTTTAGGCTAAGTCATTGATTTATAACGATTCACTAATTCCAGTAATAGTTATTACCGGAAATAGCGATTTTGAATGACCCCCCCCTTGATCACAGGTCGCCCCTATACATAGAAATACACCCACACTGTAACTCCCAATGCACTCAAAAATTCTCAATGCTGCGCGTTTCTCAAAAAGCGCTTATTCATCTGTCCGCGTACCGGGAAACCTGGCGCACAAGTTCCACAACAAGTGGACTAGTTCGACTTGGTTTTACCTTGAGGAGGATGACACTAACTGGATCATCCACCGTGGTTCTCAGCAGCCCCGCGACGTGGTGGTGGATTTATTGGCTTACCCGCCCATTCGGCATTTGGGCAACTGGGTCCACATGGGATTTGGGTTAGCGCACAAGTCCATCCAGAAAAATTTGAAAAAAATTTTGGAAAGGGTGCAGAAAAACGGGAAGCCGTTGATTTGCACGGGTCATTCGTTAGGTGCGGTCCAGGCTGAATATACCCATCTGCAGGCTGTTCAACTTGGCATTCCTTCAACGTTATTGGCGTTTGGTAAGCCCAGGGGTTTTCTAAAGCGATCTAAGAAGCGTTTCCCGGATCAGTCGGTTTGGAGTGTCTGTTCGGGTTCTGACATTGTCTGCCGCGTTCCCCGCCTTGGCTTTACGGTTGGGTGCAGTTCCCAGAACTTCGTTTTGCTGGCGAACAATGGTGACACCTACGTGAACCCTGATCATAAGTTTGTTGAGGATGATTTTTCCTACAGGGACATGGTGTCGGACCATTCGATGGATTTGTATTTGAAAAGGCTAAAGGAGTTGGCGTGAAGAGACTTATTTTGCTGTTACCGTTTTTACAGGGCTGTGCTGTTGCGGACATGGTTATTGAGAACACTGCTGTGTACTGCAGCCCCCCGTATGTTTTGGCTCGGAGTGCTGCTAGGAGCGTGGTTACTTTGACCACTGGAATTGCTGTTGTTGACACCTGTGAGGCTTTGGAGGTTTTGGATGGCGCAGCCACTGACGAAGAAGCAACTTAGGCTAAAGACTCAGAACGCGACTTTGGGTGA